AAGGACTATACAATGAAAAAAACTCTACTAATCGCAGCAGCATTATTGACTGCTGCAACTCCTGCAATGGCTGGCCCATATGTCAACACTGAAATCAACAGTGGTTGGAATGGATCAGATTATGGTGGGTCACAAACTGATCTACATATTGGGTACGAAGGGAATGTAGACCGTCTCGGATACTACCTGCAAGCGGGTCCAGCCATCGTCAGCCCTGATGGGGGTGATGCTAATACTGAATTCTCTGGGAAGGCAGGAGGCTCGTTTCAAGCCACAGAGGCTGTGTCCGTTTATGGAGAAATCAGTTTTCTTACGACTGACGCTGATGAAAACAACTACGGAACCAAAGCTGGTCTTAAGTGGTCCTTCTAGGTGGATCTTCTGTACATGATATTCCTAGTCCTATTGTTAGGATTTGGGATGGAGATGACTTGGTCTACTAATAGAAAGTAAATAGGAGGAGAGGCACCTCAGAGTCGGACCTCTCCTTCATTGGCATTAGCCCGTACGCGGATACCTTTTGCCGTCTAGACGGTGGGAAAGACCACAAACAAATTGATCAAAACATTACGCGTAAGAAAGTAACTAATACATTAATTCATTAATTAATAATGGCACATCAAACAAATTATAGCAACGATGCTAACGCTGATCTAACGGCCCAACTAACGAGGCCGGGTTCACTAAACGGTGCAGCGGATTCACGAGCCCTTTATCTCAAGCTCTTTTCAGGTGAGATGTTCAAAGGATTCCAGAACAACGCGATCGCTCGTGACCTAGTCATGAAGCGTACGCTAAAAAATGGACGCTCTTTACAGTTCATCTATACGGGTCGCACCTCGGCTGAGTACCATGTTCCTGGACAATCGATCCTAGGTAACAGTGATGGTGCTCCTCCGGTAGCTGAGAAGACGATCACAATTGATGATCTCTTAATTTCCAGCGCGTTCCTATATGATCTCGATACGACTCTTGCTCACTACGATCTTCGTTCGGAGATCTCACGCAAGATTGGTTATGCTCTTGCAGAAAAGTATGACCGCTTGATCTTCCGTGCAATCAGCCGTGGAGCTAGAGCAAAGAACCCAGTCATGAAGTCTGGTGCAGAAGAGCCAGGTGGAACTCAGATTCAAGTAGGTGGAGGTAGTGATGCTAACGATGCATACAATGCCGACAACCTAGTAACTGCATTCTATGATGCAGCTGCTGCTCTTGATGAGAAAGGTGTTAGCTCTGATGGACGTGTTGGCGTACTAAACCCACGTCAATATTACAAGCTAATCCAACAGGTTGGAGAGAATGGTCTCATCAACCGTGATGAGCAAGGTACGGCTCGCCAGAAAGGAAACGGAATCGTTGAGATTGCAGGCATTAAGATCTACAAGTCAATGAATATCCCATTCCTAAGTAAGTATGGTACTAAGTACACACCTGCTTCAGGTAATGATGATACTGTTGACACCAATGTAGCCGATCCAGGTAATACTGGTGACTTCGTTGGAGCAGCTATTGAAGATGCTGAGAGCACTGATTCTGGTATCAACAATGATTATGGTGAGACAGCAGACTTTGCTAACTCCTGTGGACTTATCTTTCAGAAAGAAGCTGCAGGTGTAGTAGAGGCTATCGGTCCTTCCGTACAGACAACCAGTGGAGACATCTCAGTGGTATACCAAGGTGACGTAATTCTCGGGCGGCTTGCCTGTGGTGCAGATTATCTGAACCCAGCTGCTGCTGTTGAATTGTTTGCTGGTGTATCTACTAAGCCCGCACAGTTCGGTACTGTTCAAACAGCTACGAACAACGCTGGTTATCAGTAAATTTTATATTTACATTATACACGGGGAACCTTCGGGTTCCCTTTTTTTTTTATTTATACATTATGCCAATTCCTACCACTAACGCTACACAAGAACTACCAGCAGTCAACGAAATACTAGCGTCAGTTGGTCAGGCGCCTGTCACCACCCTCGATCAAACCAACCCGGACGTTGCGATTGCTTATGATACTTTACTTAGAGTATCCCGAGAAGTACAGGCTGAAGGCTGGAGCTTTAATACAGAGCTTTGTTATAAAGAGAGAACAGATTCTCAAAGAGAATTCGTCATACCTTCTAATATGTTGCAAGTAGACTTTTCTGCATCTAATGCAGGATACTATGATAAGGATGTAGTAAGGCGAGACGGAAAACTATATGATAAAAATGTAGTAGAGAAAGCAGATAAAACTAAACTGACAAGTACTGCTGGGGACAGTATTTATCTAGATATTGTGTGGAAATTGGATTGGGTTGATCTACCTGTACCCTTTCAAGACTACATCACAGCTAGAGCAGCAACAATTGTTTCCAGTCGTATCGTAGGAGATACAGAACAGTATAAAATACTTCAACAAAAAGAAGCTATGAATAGAGCTATCATTATGGAGTATGAAACTCAACAAGGAGACTATACTTTCTTTGGACATCCTCAAGGACATAACTACTACAACAGCTATCAACCTTATCAAGCACTTTATAGATAATGGCAGCAGTCACTCAAACAATATCCACATATTTAGGTGGAGTATCTCGACAAATAGATAGTAAAAAGAAACTTGGTCAGGTAAGAGAGTGTACTAACACTTTACCTGATCCAACTTTTGGACTAAGAAAAAGACCAGGTACAGAGTTTATTAAAACATTAACTACTTCAGCTTTAACTAATGCTAAGTGGTTTTATATTCATCGTGATGGTGATGAACAATACATAGGCCGTATCAGTACAGGTAGCCCAGGTAATATTGAAATATGGAATGCTACAACAGGTGCAGTATGTGAGGTAACTTATCCTACTGCTTCACATCAGAACTACTTACAACCAAGAGCAACCGTAGCTGATAAGCCTAACAACAATTATGATGTTCTTACAGTACAAGACACAACTTTCATTACCAACAAAACAACATATGTTACTGCTGCAGCTATAGATTCCCCATATGTTTCTGATACAGAAGGGACTATACGCCTACTTAATGTAAGATATGGATCTAGGTATCAGGTTAAAATAAATGATCAAACTACAGCAGATCATGTAACAGTCATGGAAGATGCTTCAGGAGCGACTGAAGTATTAAGTTCACAAGATGTAATTACAGCTTTAAAAAATAACATTGAAGCTTTAACCTTACCAGGAACTTTATATGTAACAGAAATTACTTCTTCATTAGAGTTGAAGTATGTAGTCCCTGCACTAAGTAGTACGATTCTAGCTAATGGTACTAGTAATGGTACTGAAGCTCTAGGTGATAATAGGTTAATCAACCTAGCTACAACTGTAACTAAATCATTAATAGACACAACAACTAATGTAAGTGCAGCAGATACTGATAGGGTTGAAGGTACTTATACTATAGATTCTGAGAAATATACCACTAGTGGTAGCGGAACTGATGCTGAATTTAGTATTGTTATTGACGCAGCTGGTGCTGCTACTGTAACAGTACCTAAGAAAGGTAAGACTTTTACAGTAGGTGAAACTATAACAGTTAGCAATCAACACTTAGGTCAGACTACAGAACCAGGTGGAGGTTGGGCTGATTTAACTTTTGATGTTGCTACTATTTATGCTGGTCAAACTGGTTTAACAGTAGATGTAGAAATTGATTCTAATGGTGTAGCTTCTAGCATAGTTCTAAATACTGCTGGTAAAAATTATTCAGCTGGGGATGAGGTTAATATAGATAAATCTCAAATACCAGGTACTAGTAGTGGTACTATAACAGATGATTTAAAAATTTTAGTTTCTAGTTTAGATCCTACAACTTTTACTTGTGAAGCTATTGATGATGCTGGAAATAATAACTTAGTAGCATTTCAACAACAAGTAAATAATGTAACTGATTTACCTGATGAAGCAAAACACAATAGATTAGTTAAAATACTGAACACAGCTAAGGATGAAAAGAGTGCTTACTGGGCTAAATTTATAGCAGAGAATGGTGAATCTGGTCGTGGGTATTGGGAAGAAACAGTTGACCCTAAGGTATCAAAGGGTTTAAACAACAGTACAATGCCTCATGAACTAGAAAATTGGGAACCTAATAAGTTTAAATTTAAAGAGATTGACTGGAAGGAAAGGATTGTAGGTGATGATAAAACTAATGAACATCCTTCATTTGTTAATGCTGATGACCCTAGAACTATTCAACAAACATTTCTTTATAACAGTAGGTTAGGTTTTTTAACTAAAGACAATGTATCAATAAGTAGAGCACAGGATTACTATAATTTTTACTTTACTTCTGCTTTGACTCTGACTGCTGATGATCCTATTGACTTGAGCTGTTCAAGTATTAGACCTGCTGTATTACATGGTGTCATACCTACATCACAAGGACTATCTTTATTCAGTAAGAATCAGCAGTTTATGATGTTTGCTGATGATGGTATTCTAACCCCAGACACTGCAATCATTCGTTCTATCTCTAACTATGAGATGGACACTAATATTGATCCTGTAGACATTGGTACTAACATTAACTTTGTCAGTAAAACACCAAGTCATTCCCGCCTATTTGGTATGCAGACTAGAGGTTTAGAACAGACTCCAATCATTCAAGACATTAGTAGAGCAGTTTCAGAATGGATACCTCAAGAAATAGATAATCTCTTCTCAAGTCCACAGAATTCACTAACTGGTGTTTACAGTAGTAATGA